TAGTTCGCCTTGTTCGTCATACCAATCAGGATTGACGTAAGACCATTGATGACGACAGTTATAACCACCACGAACAATCAAAGGGTCGCCAGATTTCTTACCTGACCAACTTTGATTAGCCCATAATCTTCTGACTTCATCAACTGTAAAAAGTCCACCTTTTCGTCTATCATATACCCCATTTATTACATTTCTGCAAATAGTCCTAGTTGTTGGAATTACATCTCCATAGTATTTAACATAAGTTAGACCAGCATCTTGAGACTTATTGAAGTTTAAAGTAGCATCAAAATCACGCAAAGAATCATTTAAAATCTGACCAGCATACTTTTTCATATTCTCTCCAGCCCTGTCTCTTGCAAACTTAGATTGTAAAGTTTGGATAGCTTTATCTACAGCACCACTTTTAGACTCTATAAACTTATTAACAAAATCAACTAATCTATTTATTTCTGGGTCATCTGAACTAGCATAAATACCATTAATTGTTTGTCTAAGTTCTTTTTCTAGGGTTGCAAATTCACTTCCTATTAGTGTATTCTGGTAGACCTTTTCAGATAATCGTCTTGTGAATGTATTTGATACATCTTTAAACTGAGTAAAATATTGTTGCTTTAAATTTTGTATTAATGCTAGATCGCCTTTGGTAAGTTCTTGAAACTCTACAGGAATATTACCAATTCTTTTAAATGCTTTTTCAATTCGTTTAGCTTGTTTATTAAAACCATCTCTAACAACAGTATCTGACCATGCCAAATATTCTCTTTCCAATATAGCTTTTATTTGTGGCCTGATTGCAATAGCTGATTGCAGTTCTATTAACTTTCCATCAGTTAAAGGTAATCTTGATGCAGTAGCAACGACTTCTCGTTCTATTTTATCTAATGTTGTGATTAATGATTTATAATATTGTGCTTCAGCAAGTTCTATTTGCTTAATTCGATATTCTGTTGCGTCTTTGACTATATCTGCCATTCATCTATATCTGCTCTTGTGCTACTTCTTGATCTTCTTGTACTACTTCGTCTTGAGTAAATTCTCCAACTTCTGATTTAATTTCTATCTCATCAAATATTTGATTTAACTTCTCATCATCATCAACAACTGCTCTAGCAATTTCTTTATCAATTTCTTTTGATAATGTTGGAGATTGTACATTGATTGCTTTAGCTTGTTGATAGAACATTAGATCAGTTGCGTAATCTCTAATATTGAAACTATCAGGATAATTTATTTCTCCATCAAATTTAGCATTTTGGAATAAAGCATATATTCTAAATAATTGTTCTTCAGCGATTTGTAGATTGTCAGCTTTCTCAGATAGTCTAGCATTTAATAATTCAAATTCAGTTTGTAATGCTACACCTGAACTAATATTTGTTTTAGTAGTTCTTACAGCACCTGTGTGTGCAATTCTATTTATAGATTCAACTTTGTTATTTATTGAGTCCATAATAGCTTGTAAGTTCTGGCCAGATGGTTGTAGTAAATATGGTTTTAAGTTTGGCTCTAATTCATCAGGCATTTCAATAACAGCACCAGCACCAGCACTCGCATTTACACTTGGAGTTTTAACTAATGATGGGTGGTTAGTTAATCTGATTAATTGTTCCATTTCAGAATATTCATTGTAGATAGATTTTTGTAAGTCAGCAATATCAGTTAAATCAGATTGGCCAATGCCTCTTTTGTGAGATTTAGCATTGTACAAAATAACTGCTGGTATTTTACCAATCATATTATCAACAGTATCTATCAATCTAGGTTCTTCTCTTTGTGGCATATAGATAGTATCAATTCTATCGTTGTACCAAATTCTCATGTATGTACCACCTTGTCTATCAACTTCTTCTCTGACTTTTAAATAGTTTAATTCGTATTTACCATTTAGTTGTCTTTCAAAATTCCAATCTAAAACATTCTCAGGAGTTACGATTGATAAGTATGGTCTAATATCTTGATCTAATTCTTCTGCTCTAGTGTTTGTAGTTACATTAGGCTTATCTAAAATCATAAAACAATGACCATAGATTGATGCGTAGTTTTGTGCTTGTTTAATTACTGAGTTTAAATTGTTACCCTCTAAGTCAGCATCTTTTAAAAAGTTTGGTAAAGTAGGTTCATCAGCTAATGACCCAAAATCTCTACTCGGTCTAACTCTAAATAAAAATGATGAATAAATTTGAATGATATTTTTACAATGATTATCACAAGGAGTGTTTGCAAGTCTTTGATTAAATTCGTTATCAAGTTCTAAATTATATCTGTTTAGATATTGACCTGTCATATAATCATAGCCACCATTATACGATCTAATATAGTACTCCCAATTATTAACTGTTTCTTGATAATCCTTATGTACTTCTGTAGCTTGATCTCTGGTGTATGCCATAATTATTTAATTGCCCATCTTGTTGGTGGAGAATAAACAGCCTGAGTAGTTAATGGTTTTAAATAATCAATCATATAACCTAAAGCATCATTCATATGATCGAATCCATCTTCCTTATCAGGAATATTTGTATTCTCCTTGTATATTTGTCTTTGTAAACCTTTTATCAAGGTTTTGCAAGATTGTGAAACAAAAATATGTCTTTCGCCATTAGAATCTTTTAGTCTAGCATTAACTGAATTTACACGATCTCTAATAGCTGGGTGCTTATGTTTAACTTTAACTTTAAAACCAGCATTTTGTAAGATACTTAAATCAGTTCGACCACCAGCAGATGTTTTTCTTTGTCTACAAGCTGGGTCAGGGTAAATAGTTATAGGAATTTTAGAACCATAACGATCTCTTATTTCTTGGCACATTTCATCAGTATTTGAACCATAAATAACTATTTCATCTACTAAAAAAACTTTATCTTTTTCTAATTGACTTACACAAGCTGACATTGGGTCTACATTCATATCTAAGCCAATATGTAAAGGTTTAGACCAATCTATTTGTTTCTTAACAACATTATCTACAGGGTGGAAATTATAATAAACTGCACCAGCATAGTTTTCAAATGTACCCTCAAACTCTTGTCTAAAAGTTCTAATATCAATATCTTGTTTAGCTTGTTCTATTTCTTCAGCAGTAACTATACCACCTTGTATTGTAGTAAATTGAAAAGACTCCCAATCATCATCTTGCTTTCCTTTTAGGTAAAGTTCATATGACCAGTTACCATAGCCTTTTGGAGTACCACAAAATAATACATGACCTAATCTATCTGATACAGATGCCCTTAATACTTCATACCAAGTTCGTTTATCTATATCTGCAAACTCGTCTAAAATTAAAAAGTCTAATCCTGTACCTCGAAGTGAATCATAGTTATCAGCACCTTTTAATGAGATAGTGCTATTAGATTGCCTAATAGTAATTGTCATTGTTGTTTCGTTAATATCCTCAATCCAATTAAACTGATTAAGCATTTCTTTAAGAGTAGACCATACGATCTCTTTGGCCATTTTAAATGTAGGTGCTACATACCAAATTCTTCTGTTTGGCTGACAAGCATATTTCATCATTTCAGTTACAGCTAAATAAGTCTTACCAAATCTACGACCTGAAATAAGAACTCTGAATCTTGCTTTTGATGAACTAACTTTAAGTTGGGGTTTTGTTAGAGTGATTTTCATTACAAAAATAATTCATATATAATTTTCTTTCTTCAATTCTATCTTTCATTTCAACTGAGAAAGATTGTATTAATTTACCACCAGCACCTACACATTCTGACCATGAATCAAATTTAGTAGGAAGTGTCATTGTATTATTGCAGTAACCAGTAATTGCAGAACAGATACTAAAGGCTAAAATAAATTTCATTCTTTAGACTTTATAATCTTTTTAATGCTTTTACTACCATCAATATTAGTTTCTAATTCTGCCATAACTTCTCCACACATAAACTGCTTATTATTCATGTCCATATTTCTAGTCGCCTCTCGTTTCATTTTAAGGCAAGTTGATAAGCTATCTTGGTATCTATGCTCTACTAAATTACCAGCTATAAATAAACAAAGTGCAAATATAAGTGCTGTTTCTGTCATTAGTGATTGCCATTTAATTTACCAAGATTTGCTCTTACTGAATCTTTTAATTTCTCAACATCAATTAATATTTTATCAATATCTTTTTGGATTCTTTCAATATTAACTTTGTTGGTCATGTTTTGTTCTTGAGTCTTTTCTAATTTTTCTACTTGTTGTGCAATATGTTCTAGCAACATAAATTGCTCTTGATCTATAGGCTTTTGAGCAGATGCCTCTAATAAATCTTGTTCTTGTAGTTTATCAGCAGTTTCTAATAATGTTATTCTTTCAATAATGCCAAAATAAGCCCATACACCTATTGCTACTGCCCCTACAATCGCAAGTAAGTTTCTTATTGGTAATGAAACCGAAGTATTTTCTGATATTTTCATTCTGCAACTTTGCCTTTGTTAATACCTTTTTTAATAACATATTTTTGAGTGCCATTAGCACCTACATTAACTTCTTTTTTAAGATTCTTAAACAAATTCATTTCTTTAAGTTTCTTTTGTGCATTTTTACTAAATTGTTCTAATGTTTTAGTGTCTCTCATACGATACCACTCCAATCATCAGGGTTATCTTTTTTCTTTTTTATTCGTTTTTTCTGTTTAATAAATTGCTTATCTACCCAAAAAAACCATGAGTCTATCCAGCCAAAGAATGTATATAACCATCTGTCAATCATACCTTAAATCCTTTCTGCCATGATTTAACTGCCCAATAAACAGGAGTTGTGTTTAGTTGCTTACCTGATCTTTTAGCCTTGTTTAGAATTGGTCTAAATCTAGCCATAAATGATCTTTTTCTCGCTGGTATATTTTTCTTTATAGATAGTTCTTTAGAGCCAAAATTAACTTTGACTACTTTGCCTGTCTTACGATTTTTTACAAAAACTTTAAACTTCTTAACATCTCCACGCATGGGTTTGTTAAGTTTAACAGTTCTACCTTTATATTTAGCCATGTGACATAAATATCACATAAACCTTAAATAATAAATTAAAATAATGTTGATTCTATTCTTTGTTTAGCAATATCAAAATATTCTTTATCAATTTCTATTCCTATAAATTTTCTGTTAAGGTTTTTACAAGCTAATCCTGTTGTACCACTACCCATAAAACAATCTAAAACTATATCATTTTCATTAGACCAAGTTTTTATATGGTCTTGCACTAAATTAATTGGAAATACTGCTGGGTGTCCTGTTTTATTGTTTTTATTAGGTTGTATATTCCAAATATTATATCTAGCCCCAAATTCTTTTACTTGTTTTGATTTTTGTATTTTAGAAAGTTTTTTTGTTTTACCATTTTTTTGTCTTTCAGTACCATGAATTTGAGTTCCTACCCATTTATTTTTTCGGTCTTTAATTAAGTTAGCTTTATTTTTAAAACCTTTTGTAAAAACAAACATATATTCAAAACATTGAATATATCTATTTTTATGTTGATATGGCGATATTTTTTCCCAAATCATAGTATCATGTAAATTTAGTCCTATTTCTTTAAAATATAATGCTTGTTTAAAAGAAGTTCCTGTTTCGCTACCATTAATTGTTGCATCATTAACAATCCAAACAATAACACCACCAACTTTTAAAGATCTATTTAATTCATTGGCTATATTTTTAAATATATCAAAATTCCATGTAGATGAATTATTATAATCTCTAATATTATCATATGGTGGAGATGTTATTATTAAATCAATAGAATTATCAGGTATTGTTGGTAATACCTTTAAACAATCATCATTAAATAATTGCATTATCTTTTAAAATGTCTCTTTCTCCATGAGTGGCAAACATAAGTATCTTTAACACCCTTAGCCATATACTTTCCACAGAATGACCATTTGTTGCTGTATAAATAACAATCTCCACAAGATGCACCTTTTAGTGCTTTAGTAAATGTTTGTGGAAGTTTATAATCTATTACTTCGCCATTCGGATAGAAGTTGGGTCTTTTATTTTCCACCCTCTACCAACTTTCTTAATTGTTTTACAGCATCTTCTAATTTCTTTTGCTTTCTAAGAGCAATATCTCTTTGGATTTTAACTTGCTCTAACTCAGCTTTCATTTGATCTTTTTGTTGTCTTAGTTTTAGAAATGTATTCTCTCCGATTATCTCACTCATGTTATCCTCGTCCTTGTTTGTTATATTTTTTATATGATCTTTTTTCTGATTTATTCAATCGCTTTTTGTGTCTTCTAGGCCTTTTGGGTGGCTTATCTCTAGGTACAAAATGCGTGAATTTTTGTTTAGCCATTTACCTCGTCAGCTTTAGCATCAATAATTAATGGTAATGGTTCTACAGATTGAGTGGTGTGTATTTTATCAACCATTCCTAATTCGTTCTTAGATAACCAGATAAGAAGTTTAGGGTCGCCTTTGAGTGCTTTTTCCCATAGCTTTTTTCTGAGACTAGCTTTACCAATGTTTTTGTTTTCTTGTAACAAATCGGCAAATCTTCTATTGAGAGTTCTAGCAGATATTCCAACGATACTGCCAATTTCTTCTTGCGTACAGCCAATCTGACTTAAAGATGCGATAACTTTTGTATCTACCTCTTTAGTAGGTCTTCCCATAGACTTTGTTTTAATTGTGTCATCTGCCTTATTTTTGTCTGATTTCATAATCACAAATTATACCTCATTTCCCCATGAATCCCAACCCTCTGCTTTCTGTCTAGCAAATAATTCTATTCTAGGTAAATCTCCACATAGTTCTATAATTCTATTTCTTATCTCATCAGGTTTTTTACTGTGTTGTTGTAATTTACTGACAATAAGCTGTCTTACGGATTTAGATAATCTTTTGGGTTTGCCTTTAGTTGCTAATAAACACATTTCAGGGTTTGCTCTTGTCCAATATCCTAATCCAGTAAAATATCCCTCAGATTTTTTATTTTTTTTAACCCAAGTGAAAGCAACTGTTTTATACTTAAATCCCCAAGATTTAATAACTTCAATAGCTTCTGGTAACATAGGGTCAATAACCCAAATAAATAAAATACAATCATTATTAGATATTGAATTAACAGGTAAGTTATGAATATCAGAAATAGACATACAATCGTAATGCTGTGTAGCAGATCGTTTATCCCCTTTATTAGAATATGTTTTAAAATACCAAGCTGGGTCACAATAAATAATATTATATTTCTTATTAGGAAATGGTATCATTTTAGTAATTTTGTAAGGAAAGTCCATAGTTTAGGGTTTTGTTTAAATATCTTGGTAAAGCCATTACCTATCTCTATTGCCATTGGTTCTTCTCCCATACTTCTAAATTTAATTTTAGATAGATGTGCAATAAGATGAAATATCTCGTGAATTATTGTATTAAATAATCTTTTGCCTTTTATTCTGCTATCCAACACAATTATTTTCTTCTCGGTTTCGTAATAACCATCAAGATTTTTAAGTGGTTTAAATATGACTTTAATTTTCTTTCTACCATACAAAATGTGTTCTAATTGTGGCATTAGTGTTTTTTATGATTATCACTTTCAATTATTGCTTTATAGAACTCAAGTTGCATTTTTAACCTTTTATTTTCAATAGATAGATAAATCAATCTTTTTCTTACATATTTGAATATTCTTAACAACGCACTCATTGATATTCTTTTAACGGCTCGTCTTTCCATTTATGTTTTAGATATTTTTTAGAGTCTTTCAACACAATGCTATATTCTCCCCATTCCCCAATTTTCTTATATTCTTCCTTGCTAGACTTTTTGACGATAGTATTTAGTAATTGTGTATTAGTATTGTGTATTGACACTTGTTGCGATAGGTGGGCTGTAGGTGGTTGTTCGCTTTCTACATATTGATATTTGTCGTAATTTATAAGGTTTATTATCGTTACTTTTCGGCTAGGGTGGTTGTTGCTGGGCTGTAGCTGGGCACAAGCCGTAGTATGAAAGACCTCATTTCTGAGTAAGTCATACCAAATCGTTTAGCTGTAACTCTTAAAGGCATAATAGCCTCGCCTCTTTTAATAAAAACATCAGTTCCTAAAAATCTTAAAGTTGTATCTCTATGAGATGCCGAACTTATAAAATATATCCAGCAACTCGCTTGTAATAAGTTTTTAAATACTGGGCTAGAATATATATCTCTATATAAAATAAAATAACCTCTCTTTTTAGCCATTTCTACTCTCCTTTTCTATCATTTCGATTAATTGTCTTTTTGAATATCGTCTTAACAATATTTTAATTATATTTGTGGTCTTTTTTTGTTTGTCATAAACTCTTGCTCTATTTCTTGATATTACCTCAAAGTGTTCTTCTCTCATTTCTGCCATTATTTCTCCTCTGTTGCGTAAAAGTTAAAAAGATTATTAGACTCATCTAATTGTTTAATTTCATTTAGTGTTCTATGTAATAGTTCTGCCTCAGTTCCATACATAGACTCAAATTGTCTTTTGGTATTATGAATACTGAAACTACCTACATGGTGGTCAGGACATAAGGGTATGACATGAAAATGACTAGATCGCTTTCCAATACCAACATTACCTTTACCATCTCCAAGATTTCTAATGTGATGACAAATTGCTGGTTGCTGACAAATTAAACAACCTAAACTAGCGACTTTAGATAAATGTTCTTTTTCTAATTTGTTTGCTATTTTTTTCTTGCCCATACTATCGCTTGTTTTCCATATTTAGTTTCTCGTGTTAAACCAGAATTAACTACTAAATTACATTCTTGCAATTCATGTACTCTAGCACAAACTGAACTTAAAGGCATTTCTAATTCATCAGCTATCTCATAATTAGTTAAAGATTTAAGTTTAATTAAATCATAAACTTGTTCTCTTTTAGTTTTAATTTTTGGTTTAACTGAGGCTAGTGCTTTTTTAGATGTTGATGTGTAATTACAAGACTCGTAATCAGTTTCAAATATATCTAATTGTTTCATCTCTATTCTCCCTGTTAGTGGCCGACCCAAAGTAGAGAGAGGACTTTGAGTCAGCCGAACTTGTTACCAAGTTATTAGTATTTGATATGAAAATAATAAATACTTGTCTTGCGACTCTCTCGTTATACATTTTTTTATTTATAATCATATCTTTAATTGATTCGTTTTTTATAACTGATTTGTTTTAAAAACAAGAAATAAAACTCAAATGCGAAAAAAAACTTTAAAATAGTCAAAAAAGCTAGGTTTTATGCGATAAATTAACTATTGCACTCTACAACCCATTTGATAAATTATTTGTATATGAAAAACAAAAAAGGAGAGAATATGAAAAACAGAACATTAAAATTAGTTAAAGGAAATATTATTTATAAAAATAAATATCCTTTAGTTAGAGTTCAAAAAATTGAGCAAGATATTAATAAATTTGCTTACATGATTTTTACAATAAATGCTTCTTCAACAGAGCCTGATAATTTTGAGCCTTTAATGAATTATGATAAAAAAGGTGTAGCTTTAGACAGAGCATATGATGTTGTTCAAAATTCTATAATTGACTTAATGAAAGAAGTTAGAGATATTAAAAGAGAGGAGAGAGCATAATGAAAAAAATAATAGACACATTGGAATATATTTCTTTTGGAATTCTCATGTTGTATTTTTTCGCTGGTGGGTTTAAAATGACCATAGATTATTTAATAGGAGTACAATAAATGAGAATACCAACTAATTCTACTTTCACTAAAGAAATATCAAAA